TCCTTCATCGGATTTAATTTTACGACCTTCAACTTTATAGTCTATTGCAGAAGCAATACTATCTGTTGTTCCGTTATGAACCTTTAAAACTCTTAGGCAATCTGTCGGTAAAGTATATTGATAAGTATATTCTATTACTGGAGCATCACTATCTTGAGCTAACTGAACTCTTTTAGTTAAGCAGTTCCAGGCATGAGAACGAAATACTCTATCTCTTACATTTTCATATCTTTGGTTACATAATCTCGCATTTTTACTGTCGTCAGTTAATGCTGATATTGTTGATGCTCCTAAAAGATTGAGCGCACTATTGCAAATGTCGACTATACTCGCCACTATATTTTATCTCCTAATTCTTTACATTCAAATTTAACTACAATTCTTTCTTGTTCTATGTAGTCTCTTTCAAATTTTTCTAATTCTTTTAAGTTTAAAAATGTGTCATGTGCAAATCTATAACCAGATGCAACACAATCATAATGATTGCTAAATTGATAACCGGCTACTGTACTTGATGGACACTGACCAGTTATTGTTGAACACATATATAAAATTAAAATAAATTTCATTAAAATCCTGTAAATGCGATGGCGGATATTTCACCGCCACCACAAATTATTGATTAGTCAATTACATAAGTTATGTAGCCAACTAAATCGTCTCCGTTTACTAATGCTGAAATTGCTTTAGCAACGATTGTAACACCGTCTCTACTTTCAAATAAGTGAGTTCCACCAGTTGCTTTTTCAGCAGCTAGCGCACTCTCCATTGAGAAGTATCCAGCAGTGTCAACATCTAGACCATCAACTAAACCGTCTGCATCAGCAGCAGTTGTAGTTCCGTCTTGAGCAGTGAAAGCATCCCAACCTATATCCATAGTTTGAGAACTTTGTGTCCAATTACAGTAAAATCTAGATAGACCTCCAATTATTCTAACTCTACCAGCCGGTAGCTTAACTAATGTTACTGTAGAGTTTGCGTCTCCAGCTCCATCTTGATCATGAGTAAAAAAAGCTACTCTTAATCTTCCAGCTTGTTCCGTGGTATTGTTATTAACAACAGGAGTTGATTGATACGCATTTGTATACTCTGTTGAGTATTGAGTTGTAACAGCCATGTTATTTTATCTCCTATTGATTAACTTTCAACGCACTCGATAGAAACGACTTTCGCCTCTTCCATTCTAGTTGCGCCGATTGATTGACACACATAAACTTGAGTTGCATATCCTTTATCACTACGTTCATCCACTTTTGTCATCAGGTCTTTTCCGATGGCAAGTTTGATACCGTCTTGTGCAAAAGCTAAAACTTTTCGTTTAGTGCTTGTTTTCGATAATCTAGTTGAAGTAATGAATTTGAAACCCATGAAAGTATCTAATTCACCTTGAACTAAAGCTTTTACCGAATTGTAATCTGAAGATGTTACGTTTGTAACATTTAATAGATTACTCAACTGCTGAGGTCCAATTACCATGAAACGCTGGATGCTTGGATCAACATTGCCATTATCTAATTTCTCTTTTGCAGATCTTAGTTTAGCAAGTGTTAAACCATCAGAACCACTTTCAGTAATTTCATTATCACTGTCCATAGTTGTTGATGTGCTTCCTGTTTCTCCGGTATATGCTGTACCTACAGCTGCCGAAATTACTTCATCGTCAATTGCTCTTCCTAGTGCATAAGCAGCAGCAAGCGCATAAGATGAAGTTGGATCGATTAAAGTACGAACTTTATCTTGGTTATCGATAAGATCCGCATATTCATAATCGACCAATGATACTCTTCTTCTCGAGTGTGGTGTCAGTTTTGTTCTTTGTAAATTTTTTAATTATTTTACATCTACATATTACTATGAAGCTCGGACTATATCTTCACTAATTAAAGTGTTCGGCACTCTTGGAGATATTATTCTTTCGTCAATCTCTAGTCTCTGAACTTTCTTTATACCTTTTATTTTATAAAGCTAAGCTGCTGATTGTCCTAAAAGGATTTTCCAGCAATTCACCGAATTTAAAATGAACAATTTTTTTTATCCATTTGTGGAGTGTCTGCGTGTCTTGTAGTACGCTTTTGCGCAGTCGCAACGCCTACTTGCAGTTATGTTATCGTAGATTTTTTAATTACTACTTCTATATATCGCTATATAGCTCGGACTATATCTTCATCTATAAAGATGTTCGGTTTTCTTGGAAGTATTATTGTTATCCTCAACTTCTAGTCTCTGAACCTTTTATATACTTTTTAAGTTATATAATTTGGCTGCTGATTATCTTTTAAAGACTTTCCAGCAATTTACCGAATTTGACTTCGACTTTTTACTTATCGAAGAACGCGTTTTTTCCCACAACATTTTCAACATCAACAGCCGATCTAAGAAGAGAACCTTTTTGTTGGCTAAGCATAGCAACATTATTTGAATATTGCTGTACGAAAGCCGTTGTGATTTGTGAACTCATAATAAGTTCCTCCTCTATTGGTTGTTATGATTAATCGATTTGATTGTCTCTCTTGCGAGAGGTCTCGTCTGTATATTTATAGACTACACTTGGTCTTTATTAGCGGAGGTCTTTTTAGATTTTCTCCGAGAATTTTGTACCCACTGATAAAATTCTTCAGCTTTGTCTAAAGGTTTTGATCGTTGATATTCACCAGCAAATTCAACAGCTAACCTTAAACATTCTAACTTAATCTCTTTATCAGTAAGAACGTTTAAACCATCAGCCATTTAATAATTGCCTTAGCTTATAAACCTCATCAACTGTTTTCTGGTGGTTAATGTGGTTTTTATCCCAGTAAGCAGAACCTTCTTCAGTTAAAGATGTTATCTCTTTTTCAATATCTTTAGCAGTCATGTAAGAAGAACTATCTCCTTTAACAACTTCATCTTCAGATAATTTTTCAGCTAAATTTGAAAAAGCTTTAACAACTTCTAAATTATCACCTAACCTTGTTCCATCTTTTAAAAATGTATTATTTAAAAATTCTGATCCAAGAGTAGAAGATGCTAATCTTTTAGCTTGATCTATTCTTTTATTATATTGAGGACCAAATTCTTTTTTAAGTTCAGCTTCAGTTTTTAATCTAGTTTCATCAACTTTTTGTTCAGTTGCAATAGCACTGTTTTCATTTAAGTCATTATAAAACTTAATTAAACTTTCTGCTTGAGTTGGTAATAAACCTAATTTATGAGCCTGTTGATTAAATGATTGTAACATATCATTATCAACTTCACCTTCTTTAAAATTATATTTATAACCATCTGGTGTATCTGGTGCGCCAAGTTTACTAAAAACTGATTTCCAGTCATCCTCTGTAGCATATTTATTTGGAACAGGAATTTTATCTGCGCCAACTATCTTTTGTGCATTAACATAACTTTTAACAAAATCATTCATATTGTTAAAGTTGGCTAATGCCTTGTTGTCTTTATATTCATCTGGAATTAAATCTCTAAAATTATTTTCCGATGGTTGCTCTTCAGTTGCTAAAACCGAAGACTGCGATTGATCCGATACAGGTTGTTCTGTTGGATCAGATTGAGCCACTTGCTCAGTTGCCTGATTGTCCATTATATAACTCCTTATTTTTTGGTAATCATCGCTTTAATAAAAATCAACACGCTACGTTGACCTTCTAGAAAAGCAGTTTCGTAACTAGAGTTTTTTGAAAATGTAGTTACAAACTCATGACATCTTTTTTCGAGGTCATTCAAAATTCTTTTACCTTCATCTGTATTAAAGATGATTTTGTAATCTTGTCTTAATTGTTCTATTAATTTTTCTGCTTCTTTATTCGCCACTATTTAAAACTTCTTTAGCAAGAGGAGCAGCATTCTTAGCTATTTCACTCTCAGCCATTTGCTGTTGCATTTCTGCTTGTTGTTGTTGCACTGCTTGTCTTTCTTGTCTAAGAGCTTGAACTTCTTTATCGCTTCTAATCATTCTGGCCGGTAAGCCTAATGTTTTAACAATTTGTTTAATTAAACCATTCTCATCTATATAATCTTGTACTGGAGCTAACTGACTAACATTAGCAAAGATTTCTAATCCTCTAATTATACTTTGTAACTCTTGACCTTTTTGTGCTAGTGCCATTGGCGATACATATTCAATATCAATTTCTTGATTGGCTAATACTTCTGGTGCTAGAATAAATTGATTATTTCTTAACATAATATTAAATACTCTAATAATCATTGGTTCTAATAATTCAGATTGTATTCTACCCATTACAGGACCAAGTATTCGAAGCTTCTCTTCTTGTCTTTGTAAAACTTCTGTTGCAGTCATATTTCTATTTTCTGCAACAACTAATTGATCGATATGAAACATTTTAGCAATTGCTGTTCTTCTTGCTTCTTCGGATTGAAGAGATAAAGAAATATTCTGGTTTATATTTAAAGGTTCAATTCTGTCTCTTCCAGAACCAGCTCTATAATAATTTAATGATCCAGGTGTCATTCTTATTGGAGCTAACATACTGTCGTCTGGTACTAGCAAAGGTGGATCGATTTGTTTTGCAGCAGCTTTTAAAGAATGCTCAACCATTTTATTTAAAACTTTAACATCAGGAAGCGCATTCATCGCTGGTGATCTTCCATAAATTTCTGTACTAGCTTTTAAATATCTAGCAATGACATAAGGATTTTCTCTAAATCCTCCAACACTTATAATATGATTTGTTCCATGTTCTAAATAAATAGATTGAAAAGGCATATTAGCCTTATCTTGTTTATTTGCGTTATAAACATTTCTTGGTCTAACAACATGACAAATTACAATTTCATCAAATGGTTTATTTTTAAAATTATTTTGTACTTCTTTAGATAAAAGATCTAATCCAAATTTTTCAACAGCTTGAGCTGCTGTCATTTTAAATTTACGATAAATTTTATCTACCAGACCTTTTTTATTTTCTTCAATAAAAATTTCCTTGATATGACGTGCTGAGAAACGAAGTATATCATCTTCGTCTTCTTCAACCATTAAACAAGAAGTTCCGAAAGCTATGAGATCATGATAATTTTCAAATATTTCTTGCTGAAAATTTGATCTTCCAAAAGCCAAAAACATTTTATCTGTACTATCTTCAAGCCATTCTTTAGCCGCGTCATCTTCATTTAGTACATTGCTTTTAAATCTTAAAGAAAACCAACGATTAGCAGAAGAAGTTAAAGTTCCATGTAGTGATGCAGATAGTAATTCTAATGAATGAATTGCAGTAGCATCATAAATTGCAGTTGATCTTTTATCGCCTCTAGATCTAGATTTTGTAATCTCAGCTTTTCTAGGTAGCATCAAATCAGCTACTTCTTGCCAATGGCTTTCCCAAGTAGATCTTTTTTCTTCTAATCTAGATAAAGTATCTTTTAATTCTTTTGCTAAACTTCTTAATGATTGTGATTGCATATTAGCCTAATAATGTTTTCTTACCTAAAGTTGGATCTTCTTCAACTCCGGTAACTGAAGTTAAAATTGTATTCTTTTTACCTCTTCTTTTTGTTTTTAAAGCGGTGTATTCATCTGATATTTCGGCTGACGTTGGAGACATTTTATCGGCAGTAATCATACCTGATTTAATTCCTGTATTATTCATTTGAGAAATTACTTTTGGTTGTTCAAGTGATTTAATTTGATCAGGTCCACGATTGTCATCACCACCTAAATTACCTGGTTGATCTGAATAACCTTTAGCATCTAATCGAGATTTAAAATCTTTTGATAAAATTTCTTCGGTACTCATACCTTGAATATTTATTCCAGCCTTATTAGCATATTTCATTCTTCTATTAAGACTATATTTATCACCAACATTTTTAACAGCTTGCAAAGTTGGACTGTGATCTACATACTCATCTAAAATATTTTTCTTCTTTATTTTATCTTCTTTATCTCTTTTAAATTTAGATTTTCTTGCTTGTTCTTTTTTTAATTGATCTGCGTATGTATCAACTTTTCTTTCGTCTGATTGATCTGATCCGCCTGAGCCTGCTGGTCCACCCATGATTTTAATCTCCTAATAAAGTTTGTTGTTCTATATTCTCATCTGCAATATCTGTTAAACCAGTACCAGTAAGAATAGTTGATCTTCTTCCTTTTCTTTTCAATTCACTTCTTCTTAATTCTTCAGCAGCTTCTCTTTCTCTTGCCTCGTCTTCTAATGAAGGAACATCCTCTGCCTTTGGTAGCTCAATTTTTTGTATTGGTAGAGTTGGAATTTTTGGTTTAAGAAAACCCATATTATATTACCTCGTAATTACTTTCAGCAATGAGCTGACGTTTTTTGTTAAAATAATTTGTTTCAAATAATCCTGTTGCCAAAGTTCTTAAAGCATCGCAAGCATGAGAACTCCAGTCGTGAACAGGTTTTACATGATACACTCTTTGTTTATCGTTATACTTTTGATGATAATGTCTAAGAGCATTTATTAATTTTTGACAATTATCTGTATCAATAAATGTTTTAGGCAACATCATTTTTACTGAATGCAAACCATCAACAAGAGGTATTCGTGGAGCAACTCTACCTTTTATTCCTAATTGATAAGCTGTCTCTCTTCTAGTTTTTCCTGTTGTGAACTCAGTTTGTTCAATGTCGTGAGGAAAAATATGTTTATCGAAAACATAATCTTTCTCTTTTAAAATTTTAGCGTAGTGTGGAAGTGCCTGATTTCTGTTTTCATAATAATCAACAATCCGTATCGTGCCTCCAATTTCTTGAAAAAATACTATTGCTGTTTGATCGTTCCAGCCACAATCCCAAGCAGTTGATATTGGATAACTTGGATCAATAGGAAATCTTCCTAATTGTCTGTTATCCTCCATCTTATTAATAATCTCGCCAAATATTGAGCCTCTTAAATTACCTATAAATGAACACTCATATTCTTGGTTATATTTAGCAGTACCCATAATCTTGAGTGCTGCATCTAATTCTTCTTTATCAACTATATTAGTTTCAGAAGCTTTTGCTCTATATAGAAACCATTTAGGATCAGCTTGAGCTTTGTTGTAATAATCGTATAGAATATTGTTCATGCCTCGAGGCGTTCCTATTAGAAAAAGCTTTCCTTTCCTATCAGAAAGAGCTGGAGTTATAACTTCGTCTATCAAGGCCTGAGGTATATCTGCTAATTCATCGATCACGCAAAGATCCAAGTATACGCCTCGTATGCTATCAAAATTTTCTCCAGATAATAAACTTATTCTAGCGTTATTTATAAAATCACACCTCAATTCAC